TAAGCAAAAAAGAAGAAACAAATATTGAAAAGATATTCTTTAATGTGTTAGAAAGAGAACTGAGATTATGAGTATTAGAGAAGATATAGCGGCAAATATTATTACTGTATTAGATGCAGTAAGTTCGCCTATTGAATTAAAAAAAATAACTAGAGAACCTTTTGAACCTGAACAATTAGCTGACCCTCAATTTCCTGCTATTTATATTTCTACAGGTGACGAGGTACGAGAGGACTATACTCTTGGTAATACTGCGGCAGGAAAAAGAAGTGGTACAATAGATTATGTTTTAGTGGGTTATGTCAAAGGCACAGAAACTAATTTAGATACAAAACGCAATCAATTAATTGAGGTTATAGAAGAAACACTTGATGTAGATAGAACTAGAGGTGGTAATTCTCTTAATAGCCAAATAGTAGAAGTTAGTTCAGATGAAGGCACATTATATCCTTTGGGTGGAATAAGAATTGTGGTAAGAGTATTTTATGAATTTGTACGAGGTACAGCATAATGGCTAAAAGAGTAAAGCTATACAAAGATGGTAATTCCATAGAAGTATGGGATAATAATATAGACAAGTTTCTTGCTAATGGTTATAAACTAGAAGCAGAAAAAAAACCTACCAAATCTAAAAAAAAGGTAGAAACAAATAACGAAGGAGTAAACGAATGGCAACACACGTCGGAACCGCAGGAGTAGTCAAAATTGCATCAGCAACTGTAGCTGAAGTAATAGGTTTTAACATTGACGAAACTAACGATACTGTTGAAGATACATCATTAACTGATACTGCAAAAACCTATATTGCACTAAGAAAAGATGCCACTGGTACTATTGAATGCCATTGGGATGAAACAGATTCATCAGGTCAAGAAAGCCTTGATGTCGGTGCTTCTGTCACATTAAATCTTTATCCTGAAGGTGCAGATAGCGGTGATGCTTATTATACTGGCACTGCTTTAGTGACAGGTGCATCAGTAGCAGTGACAATGGATGGTGTAATCAGTAGAACATTTAATGTTCAATTTACTGGTGGCGTCACACATACAACAGTCTAATCTATATGCCCAAGAAAGATTATCTTGAAGGTGCTATCAATCATTTTAAGCACCAAGAGATTAAAATTATTGAAGTAGAAGAATGGGGATTAACAGGCGAAGATGCCATTTATGTTAAACCATTTACACTTTTAGAAAAATCAGAAATCTTTAAAGGCTCTAGTGATAACGACTTAACTGTCTTAATTGATGTCATTGTAAAAAAGGCACAAACAAAAGATGGTGAGTTAATGTTTGATTTAGAAAGTAAGATTAGAATGAAGAAGTTTGTTGACCCAGATGTTATTAGCAGAGTTGCTAGTCAAATCCTTTCCTCAGATACGAATACTAAAGACTTAAAAAAAAACTAAATTCTGATTCAAATTTCAGATTTCATTTTTTCTTAGCAGAAAAGCTACATAAAACTATTAGCGAAATAATGCAAATGCCAGTAGAAGAATTTTCTATGTGGATAGCCTATTACAATCTCAAACATGAAGAAGAACAAAAAGCATTGAACAAAGCGAAGATGCAAGGTAAAAGAAGATAATGACAAAAAAACTCAATATTGACATTATTGCAAGAGATAAATCCAAACAGGCTCTTAATCAAGTTCAAGGAAATTTAGATAATACTAAAAAATCTATTCTAAATGTTAAAAATGCACTTATAGGATTAGGTGTAGGTATCGCTGTTAGGTCTATCATTAATGTAGGGAAAGAAGTAGAAAATCTACAAGTTCGTTTTAAATTTTTATTTGGTTCAGTTGAAGAAGGCACATTAGCTTTTGATAATTTATCTAAATTCGCATCAAAAGTTCCATTCTCATTAGAAGAAATTACTGCCGCATCTGGTAATTTGGCAGTTGTAGCCAAAGATGCAAACGACCTTAATAGAATATTAGAGATTACAGGTAATGTAGCCGCAGTCACAGGACTTGATTTTACAACCGCAGGTTCACAAATTCAAAGAGCCTTTTCTGGTGGTATTGGTGCGGCAGATATTTTTAGAGAAAAAGGTGTTAGAAGTTTATTAGGATTTAAAGAAGGTGCAAAAGTTTCTATTGATGAAACAGTTGCCGCATTTGAAAAAGCATTTAGTGGTGATGGTAAATTTGCAAACGCAACAGATGATTTAGCAAAAACCCTCACAGGAACAACATCAATGCTTCAAGATGAATTGTTTAATTTTCAAAAAAATATATCAGAACAGTTAATTGGTACTTTAACTGATGAATTAGGCGATTTAAAAAAATTTTTAGAAGCTAATTCAGAAGATATTAAAGAAATAGCTAATACAATAGGCACTACATTAGCAGAAGGTATATTATTATTAGGTGCGGCAGTAAAAACTACTGCTGATATTTTTTCTTTCTTCAATAGACCAATTTATGAAATTGTAAATCAACTAACAGGAATGGATGATGTTATAAAAGATTTAAGAATAAATAATCCAGAGTTAGCCAAAACATTAGATGATTTAATTTATAAGTTTACACCTTTAGAGCCTATAATCAGAAAAGTATCTGTTGAAACAGGACATCTTTCTCATAATTTTAAACAAGCAAAAGAAAATATAGAAGAACAAACAGAAATTGTTGATAAAAATAGTGAAGCACTATCAAAAAACATGGAATTGGCAAAAGGAATGCAACAATTTGCAATTCGTAATAGTAAAATAATGAAAACTATAAATCATGCTGAAATTGAAAGACAAAGAGAATTAGATGAAGAAGTGCAAAGAGTTTTAGATAACCAAATTAGAAAAGCAAAAGAAAGAGTTGAATTAGAAAAAAGAGCACAAAATGAAATAGTTGGATTAACTGATAGTGCATTAAGTGATTTAGCTAAATTAAATAAAACTGCATTTAGAGCCTATCAAGCATTTCAAATTGGACAGGCTATTATTAATGCTCATGCAACCGCTTCAAGGGTTATGGCTCAATACGCAGGTTTATTCCCATTAAATATAGCTATGGCAGGAGCGGCATATGCGGCAGGAGCGGCAAGAGTTGCGGCTATACGTTCAGCACCTGCACCAAGAATATCAGGTGGTAGGGTTAATGAAGGACAACCATATATGGTGGGTGAAGCAGGAAGGGAAATGTTCGTGCCTCAATCATCAGGAACTATAGTACCCAATAATCAATTAGCATCACCTAATGTAAATATTACTATTAATGCTAATGATACAGAAGGATTTGATGATTTATTAGTTAAACGTAGAAGTGTTATTGTTAATGTGATAAATGATGCTTTAAATAGTCAAGGAAAAGAGGCGTTAGTTTAATGAGTGGCACATATCCAACATCACCAACATTCAGGGCATTAGGATTTAGTTCTGAACAAAAAACAATCACATCTACGACAGACAGTGGTAAGATGTTTAGTGTTCAAGTAGATGGTCAAAGATGGAAGTTCTCAGCTTCATATGCACCCATGGGAAGAACTAAATTTGCTCCTGTTTATGCATTTATAATTAAACAAAGAAGTCAAAAAGAAACATTCCAAATAGTACCCCCAGTTATATCTAGTGCTAGAGGACATGAAGTAAATAATGTTGCAGTTAATGGAGCACATACCGCAGGTGATACAACCATAGCAGTAGACGGACATCATAATAATTCAGCAGGTGCATTTTTGGCAGGTGATTTAATTAAATTTGGTAGCCATAGCAAAGTCTATATGATTGTTGAAGATGTCACTCCATCAGGGAACGCATCTACTCTAACAATAGAGCCACCATTACGAGAGAACTTAGCTGATGATGCCACAATAACTTATGATAATGTTCCCTTTACAGTAAGACTAACTAATGACATTCAACAGTTTAATACTGACGATATAGATTTATATAAATTTGAAGTTGATTTTATAGAGGCATTGTAATGACTAGAGGGTTATCTAGTGCTATAACCACAGAGTTAGGCAATCAAAATATTAAAGCGATTGCTTTGGTAGAGTTAAACTTTCCTACACCTCAAAGAATAACAAACCATTATAAAGATTTAACCCATAATTCTAATACATATACTGCAAGTTCTCATTTACTAGGAATAAGTGGTAAGAGTGAAAATTCATCTATTGATGTATCTAGTTTTCAAATAGAATTATCAGCAGTAGATAGTGCCTTTGTTTCTATAGTTTTAAACAATGTAGTAAACAATGACCAAGTGACTGTGGATATGGGATTCTTAGATAGCACAGATGCTTTAATAGATACATTTGCTTATGAAATAGGTTTTATTGATAGCTTCAGAATAGATACTGAAAAAGGCAGAATGGTTATAAATTGTACTTCACACTTTGCAGACTTTAGTAGAACTGCAGGAAGAAAAACAAACAATGGAAGTCAACAAAGATTTTTTAATACAGATGTTGGTTTTGAATTTGCAGGATTAACAGTGCAAGATATTCTTTGGGGTAAAAAATAATGGGTAATTTTTTAAATGATATAGGAAAAGCACTTAATAATATTTGGAAGGGTGTTCAACAAGCATTCACTGAAGTGATTTCTTGGTTTATAGACATTCCATCAGTACCAGATTTTGACAAAGATTTAGCTGACCAAAATGCAAGAGGTGTTTTACTTAATAAACAATCTAATAATGCTCATATCCCAGTTGTTTATGGTGAGAGATTAATTGGTGGTACGAGAGTATTTTTAGAAGTTTCAGGAACAGATAATCAATATCTGTATGGTGCTATCGTATTATGTGAAGGTAAAATAAATAATATAACTCAAATAAAAGTTAATGATGATGCAGTGACTTTTGATGGCTCTATCGCAGATGGTACACAGATTACTTCTAATGATAGTCGCTTTGGAACTACTATAACTATTCAACCTTTTTTTGGTGGTGATAGCCAATCAGCTTCTAGTTTATTATCAACACTAACGAATTGGGGAAGTAATCATAAATTATCTGGAGTATCTTATATTGCATTTAGAATACAATGGGATGCAGATAAATATACAGGTATTCCAAACATACAAGCTAAAGTTCAAGGTAAATTAATATCTACTTATGATGGAAGTAGTAATGAAACTGCAAATCAATATTCAACCAATCCTGCTTTTATTCTTCTTAATTATTTAACAGATACAAGATTTGGTAAAGGTATTCCGATTGCAAATATAGATATACCTAGTTTCTATACTGCATCCACTGTATGTGCCACACAGATAACACCCTATTCAGGTGCATCACAAATTAATCTTATAGATACAAATGTTGTTTTAGATACTTCAAATAAAATTATGGATAATGTTAAAAACCTTTTACGAGGTATGAGAGGTTTATTAACTTATCAGAAAGGTAAATATAGACTTGTTGTAGAAACAACAGGCTCATCAGTTCTTACTCTGAATAAAGATAATGTGATTGGTGGTATGCAAGTTCAATCAGAAAAGAAAAATTCTAAGTTTAATAAAATTCAAGCAACATTTATTAATCCAGAAAAGAACTATCAAAGTGATACGATTGTTTATGATACAAACCATTCAACTTATTTAAGTGAAGATGGAAGTATTCTTCAAGAGGGTGCAATAGATTTACCAACAATTACTTCACCTTATCAAGCAAAAGAAATGGCTAAACTTGTTTTATTGCGTTCAAGAAACAGTCTATCCGTTTCATTGACTGCAAACTATGAAGCTATGAATTTAGCAGTTGGTGATATTGTTGCATTAACAGAAGATTTAACAGGTTTTTCAGCTAAAAATTTTAGAGTTGCAGGATTAGGTATAAATTCTGATTATACTGTTTCTTTATCATTAATAGAGCATCAAGATAGTTTTTATACTTTTGAAACACAAACAGAAGTAGCGATTGAGCCTGATACTTCACTACCTGACCCTTTCACAGTACAACCCCCTGCTTCAGTCACCCTTGCTGATGAACTAATATCTTACAATGACGGAACAGTTATTGTTGCTATGAATATAACTATCGGTGCATCACCAGACCAATTTGTTAGAGAATATCAAGTAGAATATAAAAGAACTGCTGATAGTAATTTTATTGTACATAGTAGAGGCACAGTAGATTTATTTCATAGAGTATTGAATGTTATCTCAGGTGATAATTACACAGTAAGAGTTAAGGCT